GTGGACGGTGCCGGGACGGGCTTCGGTAGGTACGCCTACGAAGCGTTCGACTCGGCGTTCTGCAACATCCCGACGTCCGTCCCAAGACCGAGACGGCAGTCCACGGCGCCGGACCTCGTTTTGACGCGCTTCATCCGCTCCGTGCCGCCCACCGCGGAGTGCCCCGCGTGCACTGCGCTGGAGGGGAGCTGCACCGAGCATGCTTTCAGCGCGGCCCTGGTGGAGCTGCACCAGCTTCGTGAGCGCGTCGCCCAGAAGGAAGGTGCCCGGTGAAGCGCACCTCCACGAAGGCACAGCAGCGGGCCACGTCCGCAAAGACGGCCGCGCCCGAGGCACTGAGCGTGGTCCTCACCGCGTCCCTGGGGCACGTCGCGAGCGAGGGCGGCAGGCTCGAACTGGACCCCGCCGACTGCCGCAGCCTCATCAACGCCCTGGAGCACCCCCGCGGCCTCCCTGTCCGGCGGCATCTCAGGCCCGTGAACGAGATTCTGCGCGCAGCCCTGTCCACGGCCGCGGACGGCGCCGGACTCCGCGTGGACGCCCGGGAGTGCCAGGCCGTCCTTGACGGCATCGAGTACGCACGGTGGCAGGCCGGAGAGGCGGTGGACTGCTTCGAGTTGCGCCTCCGGCAGAAGGCCTCGCCCGTCCCGAAGTGCAGCGCCTGTTCGACGTCCAGCACTATGAACCGCGAGCCGACGGTGTGCCGGCAGCACCTGGAGCAGACGGTGGACGAGGTCCTGCGCCTCCGTCAGCAGCTCCGCGACGTGCACACGCTGGTGCGCGCCCTTGCCGACAGGTTCGGGGAGCGCAAGGCAATCCCTGGCCAGGTGCTGGTGGGGCTCGACGTCCAGGTCGCGGCGGTGCGCGAAGACGGCGGTGCTCCGTGAGCGCGGCCAGGAAGCCCCGTCAGCAGCATCTGCTCACCACTCCCGCCATGCGTCGCAAGGCCGTGGCCCACCTCCTGGCGACGACGCCGCCGCATCAGCTCGGCCTGCTGCGCAAGCGCCTCCACGACGAGGCGCAGTTGATGCAGCTTGGCGGCTGCGCCATCTGCTGGGCGAAGCGGTCCTTCGCGCAGGTGTACAGCGAGCGCGCCGACGTGCCGGCGGGCACGTGCAGCGTCAAGCGCTGCCGCGACCTCTGGAGCGACGCTCGGGAGCGGGAAGCCTCCTGGCGGCAGAAGGTCCGTGTCGCCGTCGGTGCGGAGGCCTCGCATGCGTGACCTGGTCTTTGGCGCGCTCCATCTGGTGGCCGTCCTGCTGCACCTGACGTCCGCGGTGCTGCTCCTCCTGGCGCGCCGCGAGGCCCGCGCATCCACCCCGAACACCGGTCGGCCCGTGCTGCGCGTCCTGTCCGGTGGCCGCTCCACGCAGCAGGAGGTGTCCCGTGGCTGAGTCCATCTGGCAGCAGCTCGACCGGATGATGGCCGAGTACAAGCGGACGAAGGCGCTCGTGCGCGCGGTGCGCGGCGGACGCTTCCGTGGGCGCAAGCCGAACGGGCAGTGGTGGGTGCGCTTCGGCACCGGGCGCGCGGCGGTGGACCTGCTGGCGGACACGCCGGAAGAGCTGGTGCGCCGCGCTGCCGTCCACCGCTGCGGCGAGTGCGGACACAAGACGCAGGGGCACCGCCTCAAGGCGAAGGACGAGGTGACCTGCCCGGGCGTGTCGTGCACGTGCGAGGCGACCCAGGCGGACATCGTCGCGAAGCAGGGCACCACGGCGTGGATTGCCGAGCGCGCCGGGCTGACGGAGCGCGAGCTGTTCCGTGGCGTGCGTGGCCCGTCCAAAGACCTGTCCCACGCGGAGGCGACATCATGAGCAAGCGCCACTGCCGAGGGCTCGTCGTGGATTTGTTCGCTGGCGGAGGAGGCGCCTCCACCGGCATCGAGGCGGCGCTCGGGCGCGACGTCGATGTGGCCATCAACCACAGCGCCACTGCGCTCGCCGTGCATGCCGCCAACCACCCGCGCACGCAGCACCTCACAGCGGATATCTGGGACGTGCCCCCGCGCGACGTGGCGAAGGGTCGTCCTGTGGACGTGCTTTGGGCGAGTCCCGACTGCACGCACTTCAGCGTCGCGAAGGGCGGCACTCCCAGGGAAAAGGGCATCCGGAGCCTCGCGTGGGTAGTCATCGACTGGGCCCGCGACGTGCGCCCGGGCTGCATCTTCCTGGAGAACGTGGCCGAGTTTCGCACCTGGGGTCCGTTGGGGCCTGACGGGCGCCCGGACAAGGCGCGCATGGGAGAGACGTTCGAGCAGTGGCGCGGCGTCCTGGAGTTGCTCGGCTACACCGTGGACTTCCGCGTCCTGGACGCGTCGCTCTACGGCGCGCCCACGCGGCGCCGCCGACTCTTCCTCGTCGCGAGGTGTGACGGTCAGCCCATCCATTGGCCGGAGCCGACGCACGGGCCCGGGAAGCTGCCTCTGCGCACTGCGGCGGAGTGCATCGACTGGAGCCTCCCGTGCCCGAGCATCTTCACTCGTAAGCGCCCGCTCGCGGAGAAGACGCTCTGGCGCATCGCGGAGGGCCTTCGGCGCTTCGTGCTCGAAAGCCCGGAGCCCTACATCGTCGGATGCGGAGGCCGAGCGGGGCAGACGCCGCCCACGCCTGTGAGCGCGCCGGTGGGCACCATCACCGCGAAAAATGACCGCGCGGTGATGGTGCCGTCGCTCATCAAAGTCAACCACGGGGGCGAGGCCGCCCGCGGCGAGCCCATCGACGCGCCGCTCTCCACCGTGACGGCGCAGCGCCGCGGGCATGCGCTAGTGATGCCGACCATGGTCACCATCGACCACGGCACGTCCAGCGCTGGAATGACGGCCGCTGATGCTCCGCTGCCGACCGTGACAACGGAGAACCGGCACGCCGTCGTAGCCCCGACGCTGGTGCAGACGGGCTACGGGGAGCGCCCCGGCCAGCGCGCCCGCTACCTGGACCTGCACCAGCCGCTGGGCACGGTGGTGGCCGACGGCCAGAAGCATGCGCTCGTCTCCGCCTTCATCGCGAAGCACTTTGGGAACGGTGTCGTCGGGGTGCCCTTCGACGGGCGCCCGCTCGGCACCATCACCGCGCAGGACCATCACGCGCTGGTCAGCGCGAGCCTGGGCGTGGGCGACCACACCGCCGACGTCCGCGCTTTCCTGACGAGCTACTACGGGGACGACGCCACCTCCGGGCAGCGTGTGGACAGGCCCATGCGGACGATCACGGCCAAGGCGCGGATGGGGCTCGTAACGGTGGCTGGTGTCGAGCACCAAATCGTGGACATCGGCATGCGGATGCTGGAGCCGGAGGAGCTCCTCCGCGCGCAGTTCGGCCGGTTCGCCGCCACCTACGACATGAGCGCCGCCACGTCGAAGGCCGCGAAGGTGCGCCTCATTGGAAACAGCGTCTGCCCCGAGGCGGCCGAGGCGGTAGTGCGGGCGAATCTGGGCGACAGCATTCAGGGCCTGGAGGCTGCGTGAGCACGTGCGATGCCCCCATGCGCGTCCCCATCCTCGGCGTGACGCAGCCTCAGCCGCTCGCCTGGGCCGTCCAGGTGCGCAACGCCCCCGTCCTCAACCTGCACGCGCCGCCGGCAGGGGATGTGCTGGACTCCTACGTCGCGGTGTGCGCGGCGGAGCACATGCCGGAGTTCGCGGTGTGGATGGCTTCCTGGCACGGGCCGGGCGTCAGCGCCCCGCGCGCGGATGAGCTGCCCGCCGGCGCCGTTGTGGCGGTGGGCCGCGTCGCGGCGGTGTCGCTGTACCCGGACGCCGACCGGCAGTCCCGCTGGTACTCGGGGCCCGCCGGGCTGTGGCTGGAGGACGTGGTGGCCCTGCCGGAGCCGGTGGCCTGCCATCCTGGCCCCGCGGACACGCTGTGGGAGCTGCCCGCGCCAGTGCTCGCCCGCGTGCGGCTGGGCTTCGGCGCTGTCGCACAGGCAGACAAGGCGCGCTGGGACTCCTACGAGGCCCGCGCCGCACGCAGCGGAGGTCGCGAGCCCGCGACGCTGCGCGAGCGTGTCTTGCGGAAGTGCGCGTGTCGCCGCGCCATGACGCCTTGCCGGACGTGCCGCACCTGGCGCTGCACCGCGCCCGGGTGCCCACCCCACGCCTGCGCCGCGTGGGTGTCGCCATGAGCCACCGCTGCCGGATGCCTGTCGTGCCCTGCGAGGACTGCGGCGTGCCTCGCCTGGGCGCCGCCATCACCGACTCGGGCTTGCCCGCCCCGCACGCGCCGCGCATCGCCAACGAGAAGGTGCGCGCGATGCACCCGGGCCCGTGGCCCACCTGCCGGCACGGCATCGCGTGGCAGGCCGATTGCCTGGACAGGCCCGTACCGCCCACCTGCTGCCGTCACCCGCCTTGCGTGCTGGTGCCGCCCGTCCCGCCCCACCCCATCCCGTCCGTCACCTTCGAGGAGTCGTAGTCCATGAGCACCTGCCCTACCCCAAGGGTGAACGACGAGACCGAGTTCCTCCGCGCGGAGCTGGCGCGCGAGCGTGAGGAGCGCATCCGCGCCGAGGCACGCGCTGAAGGCGAGCGCGCGGCCTACGAGCGCACCATGGCCTTCCTGGCGGACCTACTCGCGGCGCAGGCGCCCGCGCCGTCTGGCCCCAAGGTGGCCATGGCTGCCCCTCGCCGCGGCGACCCGAACAGCCCCGGCGCCCTCCGTTCCCGCCGTTGGCGCGAGACGCGCGAAGCGTCACCGGACGTCACCGTGACGCCTCGTGACGTCACCAACCATCACCGTGACGTCACCGTGATGCCTGTGACGTCACAGCCCGTCACCGTGACGTCACCAAGCGTCACCGTGACGCCTGCCGTCCGGAGCGAGCCGCGCCCCCTTCCCCCTGTGGGGGTTTCCCCCTCTCCCGCACCCACTCCCCCTTCCCCCTTACCCCCTTCCCCGTCTGCTGCTGCCGCTGGCGGCGCCGAGCCGCGCTGGGCTGGAGCTCCCGACGGCCGTCCGGCGCCGAAGTCCGTCCGCCCCTCGTCGGCCCCGTCCCTCGCCGCCACGGCGCCGGAGGCCGACGCCCCGCCCTCGCCGGCAGTGGCCTTCTTCGCCTGGGCCCAGGAGGCCCGGCTCGCAGCCTTCCCGCGAGCCATCCCTCAGTCCCCGCCGCCCGGCTGGACGGAGTGGTACCGGAGCGCGCTCGCCGCCGTGGGCGGCAACGAGGCGCGCCTCAGGGGCGCCTGGGAGTCCTTCCTCTCTGACGACTGGGCCAAGGGGCGCAAGCCGCTGTGCCCGGCGCAGGCATTCATCGCCACCGAGGTGTGGCAGCGGCACGTCCCGGAGCAGGACGCCCCGGCAGAGACCGCGTGCGGACCGGCGCTGCCTGCCACCGAGGCCGGTGCCACCTGGGGCCGCGTCCTTGCCGCGCTCCACTCGGACGGAAAGCGCCACGTGGTCGAGCAGCTCGCGCGGCTGAGCCCGACGCTGGAGGGCGACATGCTCGTCCTGGAGGCGCCGGACAAATTCGCCGCCGCGCACGTCCAGGACGACTTCCTCCCGCTCATCGAGGCCGCCCTCGCGCGGCTCAATGCCCCGGCCCGCTCCGTCCTCATCCACGCCGCTGGAGAGGCCACCCATTGAGAGCCCTATTCCCCCTCCGAGGGATTTCCCCCATCGGCCAAACGCGCGGTCATCGCGCCATCTGACGCCGCCCCGGATTCTCACCCTCGCGCGGGAGCCGCGCGAGGGTCCACCCAGCAGCACCACCAGCAGGAGGCAGCACCATGAACGCAGCGACGACGGAAGCAGGCATTGGACTGAAGCAGCTGGAACGCGACGGCCGTGACGTGCGGCGGTTGCACGACGCCTACCTGGAGGCGTTGGACAGGCATGACGGCGCGGGCAACCTCCTGCCCGAGTGGGAGGACCTGCCGGCGCGCGAGCGCCGCGCCTGGCGCGCGGTGGACGTGCTCGTCCGCCTCCGCGTGGAGCGGGCGGAGACCCAGATGGAGTTGCTGCGCTCGGAGCGCGACGCCCTCATCGCCCAGGTGCAGGCGCTGCGCTCCCAGGTGCGGCACCACGAAATCCTCCGCACCCAGGACGAGCTAGCAGCGGCGCGCGCCAGCCTGGAGCTGGAGGCGCTGCGGTCCGCGCGCCGCCGGCAGCCCACTCCGTCCCCGGCCGTGCCCCCGCTGAAGGAGGAGGCGAGCGCGGCCACTGCCGAGAGCGACGCGGCGGCGCTTGTCGCCGTGAAGGTGACTGCGGTGGCGCCCGACGCGGAGGGGCACGGCTTCTACATCGCGGTGGAGCGCGGGCTACGCGAGGTCCACCGCGGCGACACCTGGCGCATCCGGGGCACCACTGCGACGGCGGAGGTGACGAGCGTCGAGGACGTCGCGGACTTGCCCATCTACATCGCCTTCCCGGGGGACAACTTCACCCTGAAGGAAGGGGACGTCCTGGAGCTGCTGCCGAAGCCGGGCGACGAGCTGCCCGCGCTCATCGCGTAGGCTCGCTGCTCACCCGCAGCGAGCGCACCGCACTAGCCACTGCTTCTGGAAGCGTCCCGCGCGGCTCGTCTCCTTCAGGAGGAGCGAGCCCTCGCGTGGGGCCACCGCGGCGCCGCACCGGCACGTGCCCGCCTTGAGGTTGGGGCGCCGGCCCTGCTCCGCGCTCGCGCACTCCAGGTGCCGCGTACCGGTGGCGGCGGAGTACTCCACGTACTCCCCCTTGAGGATGCGCCCGCCGCACCCGGCCGCGGTGCACGTGCCCGCCTTCTTCGCGACGATGGTGGGCACGGCTACGCCTCCCACGCCGACGGGCGCCGGGACTCCACGGCGGGAAGCGACAGCCCGAGCTGGGCGCCCAGCCCCACCTGGCGCGGGCGCATGTCCCGGGGCGCGCCCGCTCGGTGTCGCCGGAGCTTCCCTGCGGCGAGCACGGGCCGCTCCGGCCCCAGCCCCTTCACCGCCATCGCCTCCCGCATCCGCGCCAGGGCACGAGCGCGCAGCCGGTGCACCTCGTCCACCGGCAGGCGCAGCTCCTGCGCGACGGTGCGCTCGGAGGGCTCCGCGCCCGGGGCTCGGCCGTACCCCGCCAGCGCCTGCATCACCACGCGCTGGAGGCGCGGAAGCTGGTAGAGCGCGTCCAGGGCCGTCTCACGCTCGGCCACGTGCTGGTGGCGCGCGACCGTCGTGTCCACCAGCCCCAGCCGCGCCTCCACGTTCGCGGTGGAGTCCCGGCCGTCCTCGCCGGCGAGTAGGTGCTCCAGGGAGACGGTGGAGATGGAGCCCTCGCCCAGCGTCAGGATGGATGCCTCGTCCAGGCCCTGGGCGCGCAGCGCGGCGGACACCGGCACGCCCTCCGCCCGCGCCGCCTTCTTCGCGCGCCGGAGCCGCTTTCGCGCGTGGTCCGTGACGTAGACGGCGTTGCGCTCGCTCGCCGCGTAGCGCTCCATGGCCTGCCGCGCGAGGCGCAGCACGTAGGCCGGGTAGAGGCAGCGTCCGGGCTCGCGCCCCGGGACGAAGCGGCGCCAGGCCTTGTAGGTGGCCACCTGCCCCTCCTGCTCCAGGTCCTCCGCGGACACCTTCCAGCGGCGCGCCACCGCGCCCGCGGCGCGCACGACGTGGGGACGCACCAGCACGGCGAGGCGCGACTCCGCGCGCCGCTGCTCCGGGCAGCCGTCGGGCAGCTCGCGCAGCAGGTGGAGCAGCGCTTCCATTTCGTCGTCGGGCGTGGGTGCCGGCGGCGTGCCGGGCGGGGGCGTCAGGCTGAGGGCGGCGTGAAGACGAAGGGCACAGGCGGGCATCGAGGACTCCTGCCCGTGCGCACGCGCGCAGGGGCGGTATACTGGCGTCCCCAGCGGTGCTTCTCCCAGCGCGTCTGGCTTCAGCGGGCTCGACCGTCTTCCCCGGTCGGGCCCGTCGTCTTTTCAGCTACCACGCCTACCTGACAGCGCCACCCGCCCGGCCCCGCCGCACCGCGGGCGTCGCCAGGTCCGCCAGCTGCTTCCGGGGCGCCTGCCCCTTCGCCTTCGCTTTCGCCGCGCGGTTCCGGTTCCGGGTGGCCCGCGCCTTCGCGGCCCTCTCCGCTCGGGCCTGCCGGTGGGCGGCGGCCTCCTCCGGAGTGGCGTGCCGCGCGGCTGTTGCCACAAGCTCCACGCGGGGCGCCTCCGCGTCATCGGCGCGGTCCGCGTGGATGGACACCACCTGCTCGTCATCCAGCCAGGCCAGCCCGTTGAGGGCGTCCCCAAGCACCTTCAGCGTGTTGTCCAGGTCGCCCACGCGGCGCGGGCGGTACGCCGTGAGGGAGAGGCACACAGGCCCGGCCAGCGGCTGGGCGCCGGTGGCCGCCACCAGCCGCGCCACGGCAGCCTTGTAGGCCAGGGCCTCGCCGGAGGGCACCAGCCCGCGCCCCCGGGTGGGCTTCCAGTACGTGTTCGCGGAGGGTGGGTACGGCAGCACCAGCCGCACCTCGCACCGCCCGAAGCCTTCGCCTGCCGCCTTGTCCATGCTCGGACAGAAGGGGCGGCGGTGAGCGGTTCATCTTCCTGGGCCTCGTTCGAGGAGGCGAAACCGGAACCGCTCCGGGCGGCACGGCTCCTGCTTTTGCCGCGCGCCATGGACAAGACAACGAGGGAGGCGCTCGCGCAGCGCCTGGGGCAGGCGGAGGCAGCATTGCAGCAGGCGCAGCGGAAGATGGACGGCAGTCTCACGGCGCGGACGCGCCTGGAGATGGCCCGCACCGCGTACCGCGCGGCTGAGCACCAGGCGCTCCAGGTCCTGGGGGCGCGCGTGGCCCTGGAGGTCGTGGAGCAATCTGTCCTCGCCGCGAGTCCGCCCCACCCCTACCCGTCGGGAGGCGCGCTTCCACGATGACTTACTTATCTGTGATGACCATGCTGTCATGGATTGCATGACAAGCATTGGAGCAGTGCGCGGCGCGGGTGTCGCCGCCGTCCTCGCCCTCGTCGGGTGCGGCTCGGCCACCGTCGGCGCCGTCGGCAAGCCTGCCGCGGGGAAGTGGGTGGGCCCCGTCGTCACCACGCCGGACGGCGGCCAGCTCCGGACCACCATCTACTACGGGCCCTGGCAGTGCAGCGCCGCGTTCATGTCCAGGTGCGAGTCGAAGTGCGCGGGACAGGGGCGCGCCCTGATGGGCTGCATCTGGTTGGCCGACATCAAGGGCGACTGGCAGGGGCGCTACCTCTTCATGCCCGCCGCTGCAGGCGGCCGCATGGCCATCACCCACTGCTGCTGCGACTATCCAACCATCTCCAACACCAGCCAGCAGCGGCGCGTCTGGAATCGGGCGCGAGACGGGTTCCGGGAGGCTTGGGCGGAGGACTTTGGAGCCTGGCCCCAGAGCGGAGGAGCGCTTTGGGAGGGGCACCACATCTTCGACCTCTGGCATGGCGGCCCGCCGACTGCCCCCAACAACGTGCTGCCCGTCCCGCCTGACATCCATCAGGTGCTCAACCAGCAGTACCCGGCCTGCTACTCTGGCGGTGGACAGTGGAGTACGCCCGGCCCCGCGCGGCCCTACGTGGACTAAAGCATGCCCTCGATGGACAGCCTTCTGGCCGAAGTCTCCCGGCACCACTACCCGGAACCGCCTGCGACGCCGGAGCAAATCGCGGCCTTCGAGGCGCGCGCGGGCTGGCAGTTGGACCCCGACCTGCGCGCCTTCTACCTGCACTGCAACGGCGCGGCCCTCTTCCGTCCACGGCTGACCGCGAACTACCGCGTCCTCTCGCTCGACGAAATCCGCCGCGGCCGAGCTGCTATCCGCGGCAGCGAGTCGGACAAGGACGGCCCGGCCTCCTGGTACACGCTCCTCTACCTCCAGGACGGCGACTACATCCTCGCGGACGTCTCGCGAAAGGAAGGCGGGCGGTACCCCCTCCTCGATGCCTTCCACGAGACGTTCCCCGACCCCGTGGAGACCCGCCAGATTGCCGCGTCGTTCAGCGAGTTCCTGGCCAAGGCACTGGCCAGCGGGGACGACTTCTTCTGGCTGGACGGATGAACACTGCCCGCGCGTGGCGCACCCGTCCCGCGCGTGCGATGTCCGCGACCGTGCCCACCCACGACAAGACGAAGACGCCCCCGGAGCGGCGCCGCGCGCCCGCGGGCACCACCGTGCGCATCGACGGCCTGCGCCTCTCCCGCGAGGCCTGGGCCCGCGTGGAGGCGCTGACAGCCCAGCTCCGCCGCGCTGGCATCCCCCGCGCCCGTCCGTCCGGCGCGCTGGAGCTGCTAGTGCTCCACCCGGAGGTGGCCGCCCAGGTCCTGGCCGGTGGCTGCCGCGTTCACCCCTGCGCCACGTGCGGCGCCTGGCTGGACGCGGCGGGCGCGATGGTTCACCAGGACACGCTGCCTGGACACAAGGTGCAGGGGTTCGCAGTGCCGCCGGGTTGATCCAGTTGCACAATTTGGGGCGCGCGTTATTGTTCGCTTGCCACGACGGCGCACGACTCCCGTGCACGGACATCCGACGATGTCTCGTAGAAAGAAAATGATGAGCAAGTTCACCCTCGGACAGCCGGAGGGCATTGGCGTAGTAGAGCCTGGCTACGGCACGTTCGGCCCTGTGGAACCCCTCTCTTCAGCGTTCCTGCCTGCGCCGCCTCCTCCAACGGAAGTGGAGCGTTCAGATAGCCAAATCGGTTTCCTAGTAGAGCAGTTGTGCGACCGAGCACGAATGCTTGGCGAGAAGTTTGGCGTTTCGCTGAAGGACTTCCCGCTTGAGCGACCTGCGGTGCCGTCAACGTCTGACGAAAGACTTGTTCACGCTATTGTGAATCTGTCGCCCCATGAGGCCGTTAGTCTTGAACGAGTACGCGATGCATGGGGACTTTGGTACCGGTCCAGCGTGGGAGGATTGCAACCGCGCCCTGCTGTTCCAGCGATGCCATTGCGCGATGCACCTCTCGCTGCTCGGCGCCAATTCTTGCTCCGTAGCGATGCATTTTTCACGGAGTACATGCGTCAGACCGTCGACAAGCTCAAGGCGTCAACTGAAGCCATCAGCGCAGGGGTTAAGACTGTCGAGCGGCTGGACGCATTCTTCTCGTCTGAGGCGATGGACAGCGCAAGCAAGGGTGCTCGTCCGGCGGTGCTGGTCGGCCAGCCACTGGGACTACCCGCGCCAAAAGGCGCGTTGCCAAGCCCAGAGCAGGTTCGACACGCCATCAAGGCCAAGCCCATCAAGGCCAAGCTCATCAAGTAGATCTAGCCCCCAACACGCGGCCCGCCCCGAACCTCCGAGGCGGGCCGCAGTGCATCACCAGCCGAACGTCCACCGCACACCCGCGCCGGCCATCCGCTCGCGGGCGTTAGCCTCGGTGAAGGCGAAGATGCCCAGGTTCTGTCGGAGTCTCGCCCCGCCCTCCAGGCGCGCGTAGGCGCCCGTGAGGGAGGAGACGCCCGCCTGGGCCTCCAGGTAGCCCGACCGCACCGGTACGTCCGACAGCACCCGCGACAGCCCCGCGTCGACTGCTACCCGCGGGGCATCGAAGGGACCGCCGTCGCCAGCGCGGCCGTGCTCCCGATGGCGCCCAGGGCCTGCGCGGCCGAGACGACTTCCTCCGCGATGGTGGCGGTGGGCGTGGCCTTGCCCGCCTTCATCCGGTCCACGGCCGCCTCGATGAGGCCGCCCAGGAAGGTGCCGATGCTGCCGGCGGTGAGGCCCAGCACCGCCTGGAGCTCCTTCAGCCCGTGCTCGCCCAGGCTCGCCTTGAGCTGCGCGAGCGCCGTCGCCTTGAGCATCGCCAGCTCTTCGGCAGTGAGGACTCCGTCGGCGGCGGCGGCCTCCAGCTTCGGCCGCAGCGTCACCTCCAGTTCGCGGACGGTGGACTCAGCCAGCATGGAGACGCGGGCCCCCACCTGGGCCAGCTTCGAGTCCCCAGCCTGGGCGTTCAGCTTCTTGGTGAGCGCCAGCAGCGCGGCCGCGATGAGGGTAGCCAGGGCCGTGGCTATGATGGGGACGGCGCTGACGGCCGCCGCCACCAGCACGGACTGGATGCCCGGATCCGCGCCGGAGCTGGTGGACGTCTGGGCCAGGGCCACCGGAGCGGTTAGGACGGCCACGATGCACGCGGCCAGGGTGAGGCACTTCTTCATGGTGTTGCTCCCGTTGGGGGTTGAGCTGCACCAGGAGGAAGGGGCGGCCTGCTACTTCACAGCCGCATTCGGCACTGCGTGCACCACCAGGGCGCCCGCCACGTCGCGGATGGCGGACACCCAGCCAGCGCGTACCACCGGGTTGCAGACGTTGAAGGCGGGCAGCTCGGCGCCTGTCACCGCGGAGCGCCCGCCAGTGATGCTGCCGTAGGCGGTATAGGCCCGCTCGGCCAGGTGCAGCTCGTCGGGGCTCGCGTTGACGAGCAGCGCATCGGCGTTGGAGCGCTGCTCCGGCGGCGGGGTGTACGGCACGGCAGTGGGCGTGGACATGCGGTGTTCTCTCCAGGTGCTGCGGTTGGGCTGCACCACCCAGAAGGGGTGCCGCGCCCGGCTCCCCCGTTGGAGGTATTCCCCTCGTCGCGGGTGCAACTCCTACTGCCCCCCATGTACGTACTGAACTGGCTGGGACCGAGCATTGAGGCACGCGTCTACTGGGGGCGAGGCGGCCCCTCGGCACTACAGGCTGCGGTAGAGGCGGGACGTCTCTCGGCGTCCATGGCCCTGCGCATCGCCAGAGAGATGCCGCTCCTGGCGTTGGAGGAAGCGGCATGGCGCGTGGGCTACGACTGGTTTTGGGACGTGGAGCACGACCAGCACGTTGCCGCAACACAGCGGGCCGTGCTCGCAGACGCGTCCGCGCGTGAGTTGGTGGCGGCGCGCCAGGTGCTGCTGGAGCGCTGGATGCAACTGCGGTGGGCAGCCCATGGGCAGCACTCGATGGTGGTGTCGGAGGAGCTGGCTCGCACCGCCCGAACCACGGAGTGCCTCGGCTACACCTGCGACGACGTGACGGTGCGCGAGCGCACGCTCCATGTGTCGGTCCCGGGCGCAGTAGGAATCACGCTCCCGGATGACCGGGGCCGCGATTGGCCTGTCGCGGACATGCTGATTGCGTCGGAGGGAGACGGGCGGCAGTGGCGCGTCATGCTGGAGGCGCCCAGCGACAACCCGCGGCAGCAGACCATCGCCGCCGTCATGATTCGTTGGCCCGTTGGCGCGACTGTTGGCGAGGCACTCGACCACTTCGACAGAGAGGGGGTGCCGGGCATCGACTGGCGCGGGGTGTGGCAGTGGATGCTGGGCGTGCTGCTGACCCGGCATCCTCCGCCAACCCAGGCGTAGGACGCTCAATCAGGAGGCGAAGGGAAGGCGCCGGAAGCCGAGGATGTCGGGCCGGTACTCCGCGCGAGCGAAGGCCTTCACCTTCGCGTCCACGCGCGCCGCGTCCTCCAGGGTGAGCGTCTTGCTGCCGCCGCCGGACGCGCCCACCACCACGCCCGCGCCCATGTGCACCATCACGTGGTCCGGGTCCCCAGCCCGGCCGTACAGCACCAGGTCCCCGGGCAGGAGGTCCGCCGCGCGCGCGACCGGCGCGCACTCCGCCCACAGCCGGTCCGTGTTGTGCGTCGCCCGCCAGTCCTTCCCTCCCACCTGGTGGAAGGCCCAGGTCACGAGGCCCGAGCAATCGAAGATGCGCGGACCATCCGGCGAGGCACGCTGCCCCTTCGCCCCCCACCGGTAGGGCTCATGCATCTGTGAGAGGACGAGCTGGAGGAAGGCGGCGCGCTGCGAGGTGATGGCCATGACGGTCTCCGGGGACTGCGAGGTGCTCCCCGGAGAAGGGGCGTCAGTTGGCTCGTAGTGAATGGCAGCGCTATCATCGCAAGACAGGCTTCCGGCACAAAGAGGACAACAAATGCGGGCATCAATCGTCGCAAGGCTGATGACTGTTGGATTGCTTGCAGGCTGCGGCCACGTCGAGGGCGACACCGCAAGAGAGCAGAAGTCCACCGCAAACATGTACGGCTGCTTTGTCGACTTTGATTCTCCCTGCGAGAAAGCCTGCGTCTGGGCACACACCGATTGCGACAAGAAAGCTGGCGGCAATGTGGAGTCGTTGCAGTCATGCGATGAGACATTCTACAAATGCAAGGCTGCGTGCTGAGACCTCCCGTCGTGGATGTCAGCCGCTGGAGCTAGCGTCCTTGGCCGCCACGTTCGCGGCGTGCTGGAGCTGCCGGGAGGTGCGCTCCCCCATCAGCACCGTGACGTGGTTCACGGCCTGGTGCAGCTGCGGTCGCGCGGCGCCCATCCAGTCCTCGATGGCTCGAAGGCGCAGGTCCTGCGTCTGGAGCTTCGCGCCGTGCTCGTTCACCACGCGCAGCTCCGTCTTGATGTCGCGCACGTCCTGGGCCACCGCGCCCAGCGACTGCACCAGCAGGGGCACCTGGTCCACTGCGGACTCGTGCTTCGTCTGCCGTCGCGACAGCAGGCCGTTGAGGAGGGGCACGAGGAGCTGGCTCACGGCCAGGACGAGAACGGCGGCGAACTCAGGACTCATGGGGGACATGCCCGGACAGAAGGGGCGGCGTCATCCGGGAGCGCGTGGATTGCGCGGCTCCGCTGGCGCCCAGCGCGTCCACGCCCACCGGGAGACCTCCCCGGCTGGCCCCGGGACGAGCTCGCGGCGCCAGCGCACGCCGTGGCTGTCCTGGTGGTAGCCACGCGGCACGTCCACGCCGGCAGGGCATCCTGGCACCGGGCACGGCAGGTCCTCGCGGTTGCGCGGGCAGGTGCAGGACGTCACAGCCCCATCTCCTGGCGCCACCCAGGGACGAACATGTCCAGTTCGCCGGGGCCGAAGCCGCCGCGCTCCGCAAGCCGCGCCAAGGACTGGTCGGTGCCGTAGCGACGCGCGTAGACGGCATAAGCCCGCTCCGCGAGGGACCACGGGATGGTCCTGGGGATCCCGTTGTCGAGGTCCTTCTGAATCACGAGGAGGGGGAAGCGGCGCTCGCTCATCGTGCGGGCTCCGCGTCGCGGCCGTCCGCGTCCCATCCGTACCAGCCGAGGTGAAGGCGTCCCACCGCCTCATCGACGCGCGGCCGGGGGATGCGGCTGTCGTACAGGAGTCCATCGAGCCACGGCGCCACGGGCATCAGGGTGCCTACCTCGCACCCCTCGTGGTCCGTCACCGTCATGCGGCCTGGGTAGTTGGTCATGCCCCGACAGAAGGGGTGCCTCGCGCCTCCGAACTCAGAGGCGCCTGCTGCGGCGAGCCAGTTCTCCAGACCCGTGCAACGCAAGCAGCGAGCAGATGTCAAGGTGCATGCCGTCGCGCGTGACCTCGATAGCGACCTGTCCGTAGGGATTGCACGCCATGACTATTCTCCTTGGATCATCCTGGCCAGGCGCGCGGACTTCGGCATACCGATTCCAGACATGGACCGGAAGCACTACAGACGAGAGATGCGAAGACGCTGCTATGTAGGCGAGCGTGTCGACAAACTTCAGCAGGTCATCGAGCTCGTAGGTGTCCAAGCGGCATCCGCCTTGCTGGCCACGAACGCCGACAGGACAACGACACCCTTCGGTTCCCACGTGCATGATGTCGAGGCACCGCTCCTTGAGGTCGCAGTTGAAGACGACGTGATACCCATCCACGTCGGTCGATTCGATCTCTGCAAACCCAAGGAAGCCAGCGGGGACAGGCTTGGCCTCACGTGTGGCCTGCGCCGCACGGGCATCCATCAGCTTATCGAGACGGGTCCTCGCCGCGTCAGGCAGAGCATCAAGCAGCATCTGCACAAACTGAGAGTTAACCGTGACCTTGTAGGCGATCGAATTCGTTTGTTGGTTCGGCATGAGGACGTCCTCCAGTGATGAGTTTCAACTTACTGGCGTTTCCTGACCAACACGAGTTGCCCCAATCCCGGGGTCGAATGCGCCATCCATCACGAAGCGTGCATCCGCGACATCAGTTCGACGAGCCCCATGTAGGACACAGACGCAGGGGCGGGGCGGGCATTCCATTCGTGGCGGGCACGCCCCCTGGGGTGGGAAACCCACAATGTGGGAAAAAATCGGGATTGCTCGGAGCGCTGCAATCCTGCGGCGCGGAAATCTCCCGGAAATCCCCGGCGAACTCTGAGACGAACCCCCTATTTTTTCGGCCCCTGCGCGTTCCCTCGGCCCGCTGGCGCGTCCTGGGCGCTCGCCCGTAGGCGCGAACGTGCCGGAGCGCGCGTGCGCTGGCGGCCCGCTGGCGCCCCTTCTGGAGGGCATGGCCCGCCACCGCGACCACAAGACCGAGCGCGAGCCCGAGGAGGTGGTGAGCCTCGACCCGCTGCTCAACTACCGGCCCCTGGGCAAGCCCGGGCCGGTGACGACGTTGACGCCCCAGCTCGGCGCACAACTCTGCCGCCGCATCGCCGCGGGCGACACCCTGCGCGACGCGGCCGCTGCCGTCGGCACCACCGACACCGTCGTCCAGGGATGGCGCACGCGTGGCACCGACGCCATCGAGCGCGGGGAGGAGGACGCCTACACGGCGTTCGTCATGGAGTACGAGGCGGCCGCCGCGCACTTCCGCCGGGTGCTCCAGGAGGCCCAGTTGGAGAACATCGGCAACCGAGCCTTCAACGACAAGTACATCCGCTGGCGCCTCGGGGTGAGCGACCCGAAGAACTTCACCGTGGCCCGCACCGCGGGACCCACCGGCAGCGACGGTGGCGCCTTCGAGTTGGTCACGCCTGACGAGGCCCAGAAGACGCTGGCGGAGCGGCTGTCCCGCTTCCTCACCAACGAGGACAAGAAGCTGGCAGCGCCCCCGCCCTCCTCGGAGGAGTAGAACCAATCTCAGAATTGGCGCAGGAGGAGGAGAGAACAGGCGCGGAGCAGGTCGCCGCCGACGTGGCCGCGCTGGTGGCCCGGACCCGCGCCATCGCCTGCCCGAAGTAGTCGCCCCTTCTGGGAGGACATGACCAAAGCGAAAGCCGTCACCGCCGGGAAGGACCTGCTCCAGGGCCTTCCCGTCATCCGCCCCGAGACCCACGGGCGCCACTCGCGCCTGGATGAACTGGCGCTCTTCCTCCGGGAGAAGTTCGGCACCACCGCGGGCTTCTCGGACCGGATGGGCCTCACGCCGCAGGAGCTGCTCGTCCTCTACTACGAGCCCGAGTACTCCCTGCGCCCCGCCCAGCAGCCGCCGGACATGATTGCCGCCGAGCACGCGCGCTGGCGGACGTGGTTCCTCTTGGGGGGCCGTGGCGCAGGCAAGACGCACGCGGGCGCATGCGCCGTGCTGCGCGAGGCGAAGGCGGACCCCGAAGCACGCATCCTCATCGTCGGCCCTACGTACACGGAGATTCAGAAGAACCAGCTCGAAGGGCCCAGCGGCATAATCACCCTGGCGCCGCCATGGTTCCGCCCCGAGCACCTGAAGTCGAAGAAGCAGCTCGTCTTCCCCAACGGCGTGAAAGCCGACTACCTGCCGGCAGCGGACGCGGACAAGTTCCGCGGCTACGGCTACACCTTCGAGTGGTTGGACGAGGTGGTCGCCTGGAAGAAGGACCCCGTCGCCGTCTGGAACGAGTGCTGCCGCGTCGGCCGCGGCACGTCCGCGCGGATGCGCAAGCTGGGCCTCTCCAGCCGCAAGGTCATCACCACCACACCCGCGCCCACGGAGCTGTTCCGTGAAATCCTCAAGCAGCGGGATGGCCTCGTACTCTCGCGCTCCAGCACGCTGGACAACAGCGCGCACCTGGACGACGCCTACGCCCTCCAGGCGCGCGACGCGGCGAAGAGCGCCATCGGCAGGCGCGAGTTCTACGGGGAGCTGGAGTTCGACCTCGACCCCGCCCTCTTTCGGGGTGTGGACTGGAACGCCTCGCGCGTGAAGCAGAAGGAACAGCCCTCCGTCTTTGACTTCATCGTCATCGGCTTGGACCCGGCGACGGGGGAGAAGAAGGGCGCGGACGAACACGGCATCGTGGTGGTGGGCGTGCGCCGCGAGGCGGACGGACGCGACCATGCCTATGTGCTCGCGGACCTCTCGCTGAAGAGCCCGGAGCCCGCGGCCTGGGCGAAGAAGGCCGTCGCGGCCTTCAAGGCGTGGGAGCCCTTCGCGAAGAAGGACGGCGGCGGGCGCCCGCGCATCTGGATTTTCGCGGAGACGAACACAGGCGGCAGCATGGTGCGCTCCACCATCCACACTCTGGCGAAGGTGAAGGTGCTCACCGAGCGGGCGCGCAACTCGAAGGCCGAGCGCGCGGCGCCCGTCTCCATGCTCGCGGTGGCGGGCCTCGTGCACATGGTGGGGCGACACGACAAGCTGGAGGAGCAGCTCGGCAAGTTCACCGGCGCCCCCGGAGGCCACGCGCGGGATGACCGCGTGGACGCCATGGTGTGGCCCATCTACAAGCACGTCGTGAAAATGCGGCGGAACATCGGTGCCGCAGCCGAGGCGACATCTGAAACAGAGACCAATCCGGAATAGAAGCCGCAAGCCTACGGCCTGCGTGCCCAGCGCTCCGTCGCCCACTCCACCTGGGGCTTACCCCTGACGCAGTGGTGTTAACCGATCACACGTGCGATCTCCCTAATGATTTCAGAACACTGCTCCACAAATTTTCCGTCCACATCAACCAGCCGCGGAACTTCTGACACATCACCCTCATTGAAGAATCGTTCGCCACGCGGCAGCACAGCAAATGGCAGACTGGCGCGTTGGGGCTCCAGCTTATTGTAGCTCCGGCCATGGCCGTGCTTGAGAGCGTTGATTGCGTTTAGGAGATAATCAAAGCGCTCTGCTAAATCGACATGTCCTGTCAACCTCATCTGCGCGTCAAGCTCCTTGAAGGCATTCGTCCATCCTTTGTTCAGTTGCAACAGCCCCTCGAATGCTTGCACTGTGCCGATTGCCACAATAGTTCTCTGTATCGTGAGCATGCGCAATGCATCCACGTGGGGGGTGTCAGCGCGCGTCTCAAGCTCTTTTAGGATTTTTTCCTCCACCTCTTGTGCGTTGCGAAGCGTGAAGTCAGCGGCTCTGGCGAGCAGTTCGTAGTCGGTGGAAGCAGGCATGAGCTCTATCTAATCACATGACACTCCTAAATCTACAGAGCAGGACCAGAGGCTATCCCTGATTAACGCAGCCAGAGAAGCATGGAGGCGACATGGAGGACGGCGAGGTAGGAGGTCGCCGTATTGTCGTAGCGGGTAGCAGCGGACCGAAAGCGCTTGAGGTCGTGGATGAAGCACTCCACCCGGTAGCGGGTGCGGTCCAAGGGCGGCGAGTGCTTGCGGCTCGGGTGGGAGTGGATGACAGGCGTCATGCCGAGCTTGCGAGCATTGGAGAGGATGCGGTCGGCGTCGTTCGCGAACCATTCGCCTCAGGTGCTCATAACCCGCTCATCCAACATAGCCAACCCCCTCTGTGACTCTATTCGACGTCGTGAGTCCGCGAGCAGAGCATAACGCCCTCGCACACGCCACTTCGCGCGGCGGGACGTGCTGCCACCCCACCCCTTCTCTCTTGGCATGGCCTCTCTCCTACACCGCGTCGCCAAGGCGCTCGGCCTCGTGCCGGGCCCGAAGGGCGGTGGGCAGCAACTCGCCCACGCGCTTCCCTTCGTCAGCTTCAGTCCGCGCCGCGGCACCCGCGAAGTGCTGCGCGCATACAAGGAAAACGGCTGGCTGCGCACCGTCGTGGACACCGTCGCGGAGGCGGTAGCCACGCCTCGCTGGCGCGTCTACAAGCGCGTCCGCCCCGGCGTACTGGGTGTGCTCGACCAGCGGTTGAAGTCCGCCAACCCGAGACTACGTGCGAAGGCGCTGAAGGACGCCACAGCCTCCGGGGAGTTGGTGGAACTGTCGGACCACGAGCTGCTACGTCTGCTGGAGGCGCCTCACCCGCGCTACCCCGGCCGCGCCTACCGGAAGCTTCAGCAGGTGCACGTGGACCTGGTGGGCGAGGCCTTCCTCTGGCTGCGCCGCGACGACACCGGCCGGGTGGTGGGCTGGGAGGTGGTGCCTCCGCACCGCGTCCTCATGACGCCCACGCCCGACAACCCGTACTTCTTCATCAGCCACAGTACCTTCATCGGCGCCGTGCCCGAGGCGGATGTCCTCTGGCCCAAGCACCTGGATCCGGAAGCGCCGGAGGACCGAGGCGCGGGTGCAGGCATGGCGCTGGGCGATGAGCTGGATACGGTGGAGGCCATCTCCCGCGCGACGAAGTCCACCTTCGAGCGCGGCGGCATCCCTGCCGCTATCGTCGGTCTGAACAACAAGAACGATGACGATGGCAGCACCACCGGCGAGTCCGCCCAGGACATGGAGAAGCGCTTCAACGCCGCGCACCAGGGGCCCCACAACGCGAGCAAGGTCTGGTTCGCGCCGGCCGGCGTCACCCTCGCCCAGGTGCAGGTGAACTTCCGCGAGTTGCAGACGGAGGAGCTGAAGAAGGGCCTACTGGACTTCATCCGGCAGAACTACAACGTGCCGCCGGAGCTGGTGGGCGATCTCACCGCCAGCAACCGCTCCACCGCGGAGAGCGCCGAGTACACCCTGGCGGACTTCGCCGTCCTGCCCCGCCTGGAGTTCTGGCGCTCCTGGTACCAGCACTGCCTGGTGCCCCTCGTCGACCGGGACGCCATCCTCGACTACGATGACCCGCGCCCCCAGGAGTTCGAGCGCGTCTTCCGCCTCATGACGACGCAGCCCACCGAGGCCTTCACCTACAACGAGGTCCGCGAGCTGGCGGGCTACGAGCCGGACCCGCTCCTCGAAGGCAAGCGCCCACCGCCACTGCCCGGCGCGGGCGGAGGCAACAACCCGCAGTCGGCGTCCGCGAACGCCACGCCCAACCCTCCGCGCGACCGAAGCGGCGAAGAAGGACGGCTGTAGCGCCAGACGCCGCCCCTTCTTCTGGAGCATGGACAGACGCCCGCGCAGCAAGCGCAGCACGCGCGCCCTCAATCTGAAGCTCTACGAGCCCGCCGCCGCGACCACGGCACCCGCTGCGGCGACGCCTCCCGTCTTTCGGCTGATTGACCCGCCGGAGGAGTACGACCGCGACGACGACAGGATGGCGGCGGGCGCGCTGCGCCTGCCGGCGGGCGAGACGGACGTCCCCCTCTTCTGGGACCACAGCCACCAGGACATGACGGCCGCGAGTCGCCTGCCCGTGGGCCGCGCTCGTATCTGGTGGGAGGGCGGCGAGCCGCTCATGTCCCCCGTCTTCGACGGCGTCGGCGAGCTGTCCAGGTTGTGCGCGGAGAAGGTGCAGGCCGGCACCCTCCGCGCGTGCTCCATCGGCTACCTCACGCTGTCCGCCCGCCCCAACGACAAGGGCGGCGAGGACGTGCTGGAGGCAGAGCTGTTGGAGGTGTCCATCACCGGCATTCCCGCAAAGCGCTCCGCGCAGAGGTTGAAGAGCATGGCGACCCCCGAAGAGGTGCAGCAGACGTTCGAGACGATGGCCAAGGACATCGCGGAGACGAAGGCGATGGTGGCCGAGCTGAAGGCGCTGGTGACGAAGCTCGCGCCCGCGTCCGAGGAGACGAAGAGCGAGGACGGCGAGGAGTCCGAGGAGGCGCCCGCCGAGGGCGAGGACGCGGTGACGAAGTATTTCCGGAGCCTCGTCACGAAGAAGAAGTAGCCGCGCGGCGCCGCCCCTTCTCTCCACCTGGACGCAGCACCCCACCCTTTCGCAGGAGTCGTCATGTCCGTCCCCCCGAAGCCCACCCCGCCCGCAGCCGTCCCTCCGGTGGTGGAGGCCGCGCTCGCGCCCCTCATCACCAAGCACGTCGAGGCCGCGCTCGCCGCGCGTCCCGCCATCACCAGCCCCGCGGTGCCCGGCCGCGGGCCTGCCCTGCTGAAGTACAAGGGCATGTTCGACACGGAGCACCCGGCGCTCGCCGCCCTGGGCGTGCGCCTCAAGTCTGCCTTCCTGGAGTACGAGGACCGCACCGGCCGCGAGAAGTCCAAGGGCCTCAACCAGCCGCTGCGCGAGTGGCTGGAGAAGCTGAAGTCCGCCGGCGTCTTCGAGTCCGTCTTCGCGCAGGGCGGCAACCTCTGGGCCCGCGAGTCGCGCAGCGAGGAAATCATCGACGTCCTGCGCCCCGCCTCCATTCTCCTGCGCGCGGGCCCGCGCATCGAGTCCGGTTACGGCGCGAAGCTCACCATCGGAGTCATCAACGACGGCGTGCAGGTGCAGTGGGAGGGCGAGGATGAGGAGGCCAGCGAGTCCGACCTGGACACCGGGGACCTCATCCTCGGCGCCTTCAAGGCCATGGGCACCATTCGCATCGGCAACGGACTCATGCGCAAGGGCAACCTGCGCTCCGCCGAGCAGCTCGCCGCCGACGTCGGCCGCGCCATGGGCCTGGCCTTTGACCAGGCGGGCCTCGTGGGCAAGGGCCCGAAGACGCCCACCGGCATCCTCAACACCGCGGGCATCACGAAGAAGGCCATCAGCGGCACCTCCATCGAGCAGAAGGTGGCGGACCTGAAGTCCATGGTGGCGGACGTGCTGGAGGCCAACATCCCGCTGGAGGGCGCCAACCCGTTCTACTTCATGACGTCCACGACGATGATGCACCTGTCCAGCCTGCGCGACGCGCCCGCGTCCGGCACTGGCGGCTGGGTGTTCCCCGGCCTCCAGGACCTCCAGAACCCCACCATCAACGGCTTCCCCGTGGGGCACACGCAGACGCTGGCGGGCAAGAACCTCATCGGCTTCGGCCTCGCGCAGGAGCTGTACTTCGGCAACGCCGCGCCGCTGGAAATCGAGCTGGGCGAGAACGGCAACGACTTCAAGCGCGACCGCAAGACGCTGCGCGGGGTGCAGGAAGGCGACTGGCAGGTGCGCCGCCCGAAGGCCTTCTCCATCCGCACGGGCGTCACCTACTAGGCCGCGCCCCGCGCCCTCCCTCTTCCACCTTCCCGGAGTCCATCCATGCATCCCTCTCTCGCCAACATCGGCGCGTACATCAAGACGAACACCCTGGCCCTGGCCCCCGCGGCGCGCGCGGCCGGCACCACGCAGGGCCCCGCCATCGACGTCCCTCCCTTCCGCTCGGCGGTGCTCGCCGTCGCGGTGGGCGCCGTCACCGGCACGCCCACCGGCATCAGCGCCACCTTCACCTTCGAGTCGCGCGGCAGCACTGCGGGCGACGAGGGCGCGCCCGGTGCGTGGGCCCCAGTTGTGGACCGCGACGGGCAGACGCTGTCCGTCGTCGCCACTGCGGTGGACGGCGCCGTGGAGCTGGACGTGGACCTCTCCTTCATGGGCGATGACCACGACCAGGTGAGGGTGAAGCAGGTGCTGGCCTTCACCGGCGGCGCCTCCCCCACGCTCCTCACCGGCGCCGTGCTGGTGCTCGGCGGCTCCAACCGTCTCCCCGTGTAGCGGCGGGCACGCCTTCCCCCTCCCGTGCCTGCCCGGGCCGGGGTGGCCTCGTGCCGCCCCGGCCCTCTTTCTGCCCGAGGTGCCCCATGTCTGCCGTCGAGGACCTGCTCACCGCCGCCCAGCTGCCCGCCACCGTGCGCGACGCGGCCGACCCCGAGCGCCTGCCCCTGCTGATTTCCGCCGCGTCCCTGGCCCTGGCGGCGCACGTGGGCTACCCGCTGCACCGCCGCATGGCCGTGGTGGAGTCCGTGGCCAGCGCGGGCGGGCGCTACCTCTGGCTGCGCTCCGGGGGCGTGCGCCAGGTGACGCGCGTGGAGGTGTACGGTGCGGAGCTGCCCGCCACCGCCTACGCCCTGGAGTCCGCCCTCATGGGCCGCGTGGTGGCGCGCGGCGAGGCATGGCCCTTCACCGGCACCTGGTCGCCCGGCGTGTCCTCCACGCCGCTGCACGTGGAGGACACGGGCGCCCTCGTCGTCACCTACGACGCGGGCTGGGTGACGCCCGGCCAGGCGGCCCTGGACGCGGCCCTGGTGGTGGACCTGCCGGCGGACCTCCAGCTCGCCGCGCAGATGGTGGTGGGCGTGCTGGTGAGCGGGGACGGCGCGGAGGAGGCCGTCTCCGAGTCCATCGGCGGCACGTCCCTGACGCGCGCCACCGACGAGGACGGGCAGCTCCCCGCGGTGCCCGCTCGCGCGCGGCGCCTGGTGGCCCGCTACCGGCGCCCGCGCCAGGGGGCGGCGTGATGCTGCTGGGCCACCGTCTCCGGCAGCGCTTCGGCCTCGCGCGCTTCCTGGGCGCCAACGACCGCGGGCAGGAGGACTTCTCCGCGCCCACCGTGCACGCCTGCCGCTTCGAGGGCAGCACGAAGCGCCTCGTCACCTCCGACGGCACCGACGCCACCTCCGAGGCCGTCCTCTTCACCACGGTGGAGGTGAAGCCCGGGGACGCCCTCTGGCTGCCCGGCACCACGCCGGGCGACCTCGCCACGCGGCGCCGCCCACTGCGCATCACTCCGTGTTTCGACATCCGCGGGGCGCTGGACCACTACGAGGTGTACGTCTGATGGGCGCCGAGCTGCGAGACGTCGAGCTCCACGTGGCCGAGGTGTTGGACGCGGCGGGCCTGGGCATCTCCCGGACGTCTTCCCCGCCCAGCCTCTACCGCGGGCCCTGGCCCCTCAGCGCGCCGCCCCAGGTGGTGGCCGTGCGCGAGGTGCCGGGCGACGCGCCCGAGGACTACATGGGCACGGGGAGAAGCTTCCTCCAGCCAGACGTCCAGGTGCTGGTGCGCGCACTCACGTACCCGGATGCCCAGACACTGGCGCGACAGTGCTGGAGCGTCCTGCACCTGGCGGCCGTGCCCGGCTACGTCTCCTGCCGCGCGCAGGGCATGCCGTCGTACCTGGGCGCGGACGACAACCACCGGCACCGCTTCGTCTTCACCGTCACCTTGGCCTACGCCGCCTGACGCCGGAGGCCGCCCCTTCTTGGAGGCATGCCTGTCCGCGTGAAGCTCGACCTCGCTCCGCTCCTCAAGCTGCGCCAGCACCCGGAGCCGGTGCTGCGCAAGATGGGGGATGCCTGCTACGCGACCGTGCGCCACGCGCTGGACCTCTCCCAGTTCGACGTGCCGCGCGGCACCAGCACCGTCGAGTACGACGAGCACATGAATGAGAAGGCCGAGACGCGCCCTCTCGCGGACACGGGCTTCGTTGATGGCCCCGAGTTCCGGATGGACCGGCGCCTCTCCGTCACCTGGGTGGCGGGCTACGCGCACCACGCGGCCGGCGCCATCCACGAGGGCGTGCACTGGGACCGGCAGACCGAACCCCCGCCGCACTTTCTCAAGCAGGCATTCCGCCGCTCGCGCTCCCTCGGCCGCAAGAGCGTGAAGGCAGCCCTTGAGCAGGCTCTGAAAGAGTTTTTCCCGCCGAAGTGAAAGGAATTGCACCGTGTCTGAACCCACCATCATCCAGGCCCAGGACGCCTACTTCACCACCACCGTCCCCTCCGGGGCGCTCTCCGAAGCGGACCGCCTCGACGGTCTCTCGGAGCTGTCCATCCCTCTGACCGCCGACACGGTGGACAAGAACTACATGGGCAGCGCGGAGGCCGGTTGGAAGACGAGCGCCACCACCATGCGCAGCTTCACCGGCACCATCACCGGCCACCGGCTGAAGGACAACGCCGCGCAGAACCGCCTGGAGACGCACTTTCTCAGCGGCCTTGACGGGTACCTCACTGTCATCACGGACGCTGAAGCAACGGCGGGAGGCCAGGGCACGCGCTACCGCGTGAAGGTGACGAGCTTCGAGACGGGCGGCGCGATGACGGACGTCGAGCCGCTCAAGGTCTCCCTCACCGGCCAGGGCGCGCCCGTCAAGGTGTAGCCGCCCCTTTCCTCACTTCGTACCCCTTCAATCTGGAGAAGACAGACATGAACGACACCCCCGTGTACCGCAAGCCCATCGGAACCCGCCGCAAGTTCGTGAAGCGCATCACCATCGAGGGTGCGGACTACGACATCTGCGAGCCTTCGTCGGGCGACAAGACGGCCGCGCTGGAGAGCGCCAAGAAGGCCGGAGAAGTCGACGACAAGAACGAGGCCACCAGCCCGGATGCCGGCATGTACTTCGTGGCCCGGGTCGCCATCATGTGCCTCTACCACCCGGGCGGCTTCCGGCGCGTCCTGGGTCCCGAGGACCTGGAGGCCGTGAAGCACGAGCCCTGGCTGGACGAGTACGGCAAGGACTTCACCGCCGCCTTCGGTGGCCAGACGGTGGAGGAGGCCAAGGGAAACTCCGAAGCCACCCCGAACTGAGCGCCATCTACGGGGTGGCGAAAATGATGCACTGCGCACCCGAAGAGGTTCGCAGCTGGCCCTGGTCCGACGTCGTGAACCTGCTGGCCTACAGCGAGCAGGAGCGCGAGGAGATGGAGAAGCGCTTCCCGAAAACGGGCGCCTCCGGTTCCCCGCGCACCGCCTCACCGAGCACCAACACCACCGTCTACCGCTTCGGCCCGAAGCCCGCGCCGAAGCGGTAGGCGTAGTCCCCTGGGAGTCCTGTCATGGCATTGAAGGTCGGAGACCTCTACGTCGCCGTCACTGCGTCGATTGGTGAGGCAGTGGCTTCGCTGGGGAAGCTGGTGAAGCAGGCAGAGAAGGTCGCCAAGGCTGTGAAGGAGGCCACGGATCCCATCGGAAAAATCGGCGCCGTCGTCGCCGCAGGCATCGCCGCTGCGGTGGCGGCGGCAGGCGAGTCCAATGCGGCGATGAAGGAGCAGACCGAGCACATCAAGGCGCTGCTCATCACGCTCGCCGCGGAGCTGGGGGACCTCTTCATGCCGCTGGTGAAGCAGGTCTCGCACTTCATCGAGCAGGTGGTGGCGAAGCTCCAGTCCCTCTCGCCTGCCACGAAGAGGGCGGCGGCCAGTATGGCGGGGTGGGTGGCCGGCGTGGGCCTCGGCATCGGTGCCATCGGCAAGCTCGCGGGTACCATGGAGGGACTCTTCAAGGGCTTCGGCGTCTTCCTGGGAATGACCAAGCAGGTCCTTCCGGTGTTCACGCACCTGGGTGCCGGCGCGGGCAAGGCCTTCCAGTCTTTCCAGGCGCTGGCGAAGGTGGACATCGGCAATGCCCTGGCTGGCATGAAGTCCGGCGTCGGCGGGCTGGGCTCCGCGGTGGCGGACTTCGCGAAGTCCGTCCCCTCACTCCTGAGTAGCGTTGGGCGAATGGCCATGAGCTTCGCCGCAGCGGCCATCCCTATCCTGGCCGTCGTCGCCGCGCTCGCGGGCATCGCCCTGCTCGTCGGCAGCGTCTACAAGTCGTGGGGTGACATCAAGTACTTGGCCAAGGAGGCATGGAGCGCGATGTCCGAGTCCATCGCTGAAATGATGGCAGGCTTGAGCGACCTCGGCTTGAAGCTCGCGAACATCTTCCGCCTTGCCTTCAGCATCGTAGCGGGCGCCGTCGAAGCCATGGTGGACCGGTCCCTCGACTTCGTCGCCTTCCTGGTGGCCGGTGCAGCCCGCATTATCCGTCCCATAGCCGAGGCGGCCAGAATGCAGGGTGTGGCGGGAGCGTTCATGCCGCTTGAGGGGCTGACGGGGAAGCAACTCAAGCAGGAAATCAAGGCGGCGTTGGGCGCCGTTGGAAACGCCGCGAGCGACAGCCTCGACAAGGCCACCTCGGAGTTCACCAAGGGCGCAACAGCGCTGGTCCAAAAGGCGACCGACGGCGCGAAGGACGCCCTGGGCGCCGCGAAGGACATGGCGAGCGTTGGCATTCAGCACTCCCTCTCCGGCATCCAGGACATCGTGGCGGCCGTCCTCAACTCAAAGACGGTCGAGGAGTGGAAGGGGAAGATGGAGGAGCTGAAGTCCGTCATCAATTCGCTCTTCAACGGGAACGAGACGGCCACCCTGCGCACCGCAGATGAGAACGGCATTGAGGTGTCCGCCGCAGGCAACAAAGGAACGGAGCGCTTCGCGGAGCGCCTGCGTGGCGGGCTGGGCTCTCCGGCCATGGCTGCCTACAACAAGATGATCAAGGACAACGCCGAGGCGCTCGCGGAGGCCATCCGCAAGGCAGCCGAGGATGCAAAGGCAGCGGCTGACGCCGCGAAGGCCAACCTCATCAACGGCTTCATCGCGAGCCTTGGCGAGTTGGGCAACGTCATCAACACTGCCATGCAGGGCTTTCAGGCGGGAGGCGTCTGGGGCGCCATCATCGCCGTGGTGGCGGAGCTATTCATGGGCAGCGACCAGATGGCCGAGGTCATCGAGGTGATGAACGGCGTCATCAAGGAGCTGTCCAACCTCTTCGGCGCCGCTGCTACAGGGCTCAAGCCCATCGTCGGCGCGGTCGGATACATCGTGCAGATGCTGTCGAAAATCATCTCGCCCGTGCTGGAGGCGATGGGGCGCGCGATGGAGTCCATCGCCCCGGTCCTCGTCATGGTGGGTGCGGTGCTCGAAGCTCTCGCCCCCACCTTCGCGATGCTCAACAGTGCGCTCGGTGCCCTGGAGAAGCCGCTCAAGTGGTTGCTGAACGTCGTCCTGCACGGGCTCTTTGAGGTCCTCCGGTACGTGGGCCTCTCAATCGGATACATCATCAAGGGCATCGCCAGCGTCTGGAACGGCATCATCTCGGCCATCCAGTGGGTGTTCAAGAAGCTGGGGGACATCTCCATCTTCGGGGCTCACCCACTCGGCTTTCTCAAGGGTTGGGCGAGCAGCATGGAGTCCGCGAAGTTCGACACCGAAGCGCTGGCGAAGTCGCTCCAGGAGCTGGAGGGGCTCACCTGGGACGCGGCCATGGCCAAGGCCGAGGAGACGGCGGAAGTCATGAAGAACCGCGACGCGCTCCAGGACGTCAACGAGGCGTTGTCCAACGTGCCCGACATCTGGAAGGTGGCGCTCCGGCGTTTTGAGACACAGGACGAGCAGGACGGGCCGAACACGTCCCCCGGCAGCAAGGCGCCCACGCCGCCGTCCACGACGGTGGGCGACCCGGTGTCCGCGCCTGACGGACTCACCGTCGCCTTCCCACTGTTGCCCGCCATCAACCTCACGGTGGTGGGCTACGACATCGACGAGGCCATCGAGACGTCGATGCAGACGGTGGACGACGCCATGCGAAGGCTCAACATCCGCCGGTACGGCACGTCCGCTGCAGTCTCGCCCCGGTACGCGTAGCGCTGGGCCCGCCCTGGGTGTCCGGGGCGGGCCGTGCCGCTTCCAGCGAGGGGGCCTACGCTCACGTCTTCGATGGGAACTCGGGGCGGAGCAGGTCGAGGACAGAGGGCAGCCAGAGAATCTGGTAGCCGGACCGGCCCCCGTTCTTGAACGGGAGCTGCTCACCGAATGCCGCCCCCTTCTTCGTGAGGCACCAGGAGTTGCGACCGTCCTTCTCGTGGAGGCCAAGCTTCGTCAGTGCGCGGTTCACCTTCGCGGCGCTGCCGTTGTTCTTCGGCATACCCAGCGCCACAGCCAGCCTCGTCGGATTCAAGTCGGCAATGGGTCCGGCAGCCGGAGGAAGCGCCTTGCGGTAGGGCTCCATCGTGAGCCCCGTGTCCGTGTGAATCGCCTCCAGGCCCACAGCCATGGCGATGCCCGCCCGGACTCCGGGTCGGCGGGCGAGAAGGTCCATCGCCAGGAAGTGCGCGGCCACCTTCTCCTCGGTGGGTGTCGGCAGCGCGCGGGCCTGCGCCGCGGGCTGCACGCCTGGCATGGAGAAGGAGCCGGTCTTGCGGATCGAACGCAGAACCTCCGTCACCCAACGGCGGAAGGGCTCGGCTTTCGCCGACTTCGACAGGAAGACGGCGCGGTACAGGCCCGGCTCGCTCATCACTGTCATCTCCTGCTCTCCCCCAGGGGTACGCACGACGTGCGTACCCTTCTCATCCTCCGCCAGCGTCCGAGTCATGTCGCTGGCCATGCGGTACTCCAGAGCCTCCGCGACATCCTTGGCCACAAACCACGGTTCACCGTCGAGGCCGGTGACAGTGCGAACCTTCTGGTTGGACTCGAACTCGAACGTCTGCAGACTGCTGGGCTTGCAACTGGACATGGGGCTCCCTCGAAAGAAACACCTCGCGAAGGGCTCAGCCCCCCCGCGCAGGCTATCAGTCACCCCCAATCCGCACCGACGGCCTGACCGCCTGTCGTAGGTCGCCACTCCCAACCCTGTCAACTAACCAGGTTGGTTCTCGCAGGTACGACTGCACAGGTATCCAGTCGGATATTGCCGCACGTTGCCGCCAAGCATCGCCGCGCACCGCCGAGTGCCGCGCACAGCACGCCTGGGCACGACACCTCCATAGCGAGGGACGCACCACGCCCGCCCCTTCTCCAAGGGCATGGCCTATCTCACCCTCAGCGGCATCGAGGTCCGGTGCTCCGCGTCCAAGGGGCTCACCCAGAAGCCCACGCTGCTGGGCCCGCGCGTGCGCACGTACTCCGGCTGGGCGATGAGCGGCACCCGCGCGCGCATCAACACGTGGTCCGCCGGTACGCCGCCCCTGCCGATGGCGGAGGCCCAGGCCCTGCGCCGCCTCATCGACGGCGAGGGGCACAGCTGGGCCTTCGGGCACGCGGCCGTCAACGCCTACACCTCCAGCAAGGGCGCGGTGCCGTCGCTCCTGACTGGAGTGCCCCAGGCAGGCACGGACATCTCGGGGCGATGGGGGCAGGGCGCCATGTACCTCAACCCGCACGAGGCGGTGACGTGGGCGCTGGGCACGCGCGCAGACGCCACCGTCGGCTGCTGGGTGCGCGGCCCGTCCATCGGCCCCGGCTGGATGCACGTGGCGCTGCTCTTCGGGCCTGACGAGCTCTACGCCAATGGCTCGGAGCTGGGCATCGTGGATGACCTGGATGGTGAGGTGGGGCTGGTCATCTCCATCTCGGGGGGCACGCTGACGGTGCGCGCCACCGCCGATGACATCGCGGTGAGCGACCTCGTCTACCTGCCGTACACGATGCCGCGCGCGTGGGTGCCTCAGTGGGCCGCCGCGACGGCCCCCTGGGGCCCGCTGCCGTACCACCGCGCTGATGGCACCGGACTCCCCGAACCCGCCCGCGTGCTGGGCACGGCGGGTGACGCCGCCGCCGTGGAGTACGACGAGGACGGCGCGCGGGTGCAGGGCCAGTACCTCGACTTTGAGCTGCTGCAACTGCCGGAGGGCACCTGACATGCGCACTCTTACGACGGCCGAGGTAGCGGCCATCACCTGCCCCGCGGGCTTCGGCTCGCACCCGCGCGTGATGGTGCAGCGTGGCGCCGCGTGGACAGACCTCTCCACCCTCCTGCCCGGAGACTACCTGCTCGGCGTGAGTTGGTCGGACAGCATCGACGCGCCAGTGTCTGATGCCAGTGCCTCCGTGGTGCGCAACGGCCCGGACGGCAAGCGCCTCAGCCTCTCGCCCCTCGTGGTCGGGAGCGTTCTCAACACGGTGGACGGCAGCTACCAGCCGCTGCTGCGCGAGGGCGCCTACTGGCGCGTTGAGGTGGCAACGGTGCCGCTCGACACGCGCCGCGTGGACGTGCCCGCAGGCGCCTGGCGCGAGGTGTGGCGCGGCCGCATCGACGAGGTGGACGCCGGCGGCGAGGAGCTGCGCATCACCGGGCGCGACCTGGGCGGACTCCTCCAAGACACGTGGGCGGAGGTGGAGCGCAACTACGGCAGTGCCGCGGGCACGCCTGTCCAGTCCGTCATCCAGTCCATCCTCAACGACAACGGCATGTCTGCCTTCGGCCTCTACACGCCCGTCAATCCGTCGTCGGTGCGCGGCCCCTACGTGCAGGAGCGCGAGCCGCTCCTCGATGCCGTGCGCTTTCTCGCGGAGCAGATTGGATGGGACGTGCGCATGCGCTGGCGCGAGGACGCGGCCGCCTTCGCGCTGACGATCTGGAGCCCGGACCGACTGACGGACACGCCCGTCGCCACCTTCGGCCCGGACAACGTGTTGGAGGTCAGCGAGCTGAAGCGAAGTCTGGAGCACGTCCGCAACGTCGTGGAGGTCGTGTACATGGACAAGCTGGACAAGGACGTCGGTGGCGAGAAGAAGCGCAAGACGGTGACGTCCACCAACCCCACCAGCGTCGCGCTGTACGGGCGCCGGTGGATGCAGGTGGCCGAGGGCGGCTCCAGTCTCATCGACACCGCCGCGGAGGCGCAGCGCCTAGCGGACGCGGCCATTGCCGACCTGTCCGAGTCGGCGCTCAGCCTGTCGCTGACGTTGCCCGGCATCCACTGGTACCTCCATGCGGCGGACCTGGTGCAGGTGCTGCCCGACGGCGTGCACTTCGATGTGACTCAGCGCCTGGGCATCGTCTCCGTGGAGTTCGAGTGCGCCACCTCCGGTGAAGCACGCACGAAGCTCCAGCTACAGGGCCGCCCGTGCACGAGCCGCGCGGAGTGGATGGAGAGGGACGCGCGCCCCGGCATCGCGCAGTCCGCCACCTTCACCGGGCCCGCGGCGCCGTCGGGGTTCGTGGCGGCGAACACCGTCAACGGCTTCAGTCTCGCCTGGACGCCTGCCGCTGACGGGCCCGCATGGGACTCCTACGAACTGCACGTCAGCAGCTCGTCCAGCTTCATTCCGTCCCAGGCGACATACCGAGCCACCAGCCGCGCCACGCGCTTCGAGGTGGCCGACCTGGTGGCCGGCCGCGCCTACTACGCGCGCGTCATCCCCCGCGACCTGAAGGGCAACGCGGGACCGGCCAGCGCGGAGGTGACGCTCGCGCCCAGGTACGTCGCGCCGGCCATGCTCGCACCCAACGTGACGTGGGCGGTGCTACCGCTCAACGCCGACTTCGAGGCGCTCAGCGACCCGGCCGCACCGCCAGACGGATGGAGCCTCTCCCCCGGGACGTGGGGCGTGGACGCCTTCGACGGCGCCACCGGTTCCACCGTGTTCAGCGGCTTGCGCTCCGTACGCCTCGCGCCGACGCTCCTGGCCACGCTCCTGGGCAGCCAGCCCTTCGTCGTCAGGCCGGGGGATCTGCTCTTCCCCAGCGCGATGGTCAGCAAGGGCAGCGAGGCCGTCAATCCCGCCCACCAGGGCATCCTGTTCATCCGCTGGCTCGACGCTTCGTTCGGTTTCATCAGCGCAGTCGTGGTGGACCAGGTCCAGGCGTCCTTGGGTTCGTGGCAGGAGCTGGGGCGCGGCGCCAACGTGGTGGCGCCCTTCGGGGCCCGGTACGCGCAGCTCTTCGTGGGCAAGGCCAACCCTCTGGCGTACACGCTCTACGTGGACTCCGCGCGCGTCGCGTGGCAGCCCCGCCCCCAGGACTACCAGCAGGCGTCGATGATTAGCGCCTCCGGCTGGGTGGGCGCCGGCGCCCCACGCAACCCGAACTACTACAAGAACTCCGCGGGAGACGTGGTGCTCGGCGGCGGAATGAAGTCCGGCACCATGGGAAGCGCAGCGTTCGTGCTCCCGGCAGGCTACCGGCCACTCAATGAGCAGCGCCTCCTCGTGGACTGCGGCGCCGTCGTCGGCCGCGTGCGCATCACGTCCGACGGCTCCGTGACGCCCATCTCCGGCAGCACGACGGAGTTCAACCTCGACGGCGTGCGCTTCCGCGCGGAGGCGTGAGACTCAAGGCTGAAGCGCGGCAGCGACCTTCTGTTTCTCCGCATCGGACTCGCCGCGTACCTCGAAGACGATGGCGCCATGCTGAATCCGCTGGGCAGGCTCAAGCGGGATTCCATCCATCGTCTCCTTCCATTTCCGCGCGGCGTCTACAGAGTTGAACTGGAGAATTCCGACCTTCGATGCGCCGGACTGATAGTCGAAGCAGCGTGGCGCCACCATCTGCTTGGCGTCCTCCGTCTTCTCGGTAAGCACGACGCCGCGCGTCTTCGCAAATGCCTCGGCGGACTCGATGGTGTCGAGCCCCTTGGAGCAAGCAACGGTTGACAGCGCTATGGCAATGGCAAGCATCCGCATCACGGGAACCACCTCCTGCCGCGATGCGTAGCACCCAAAGCCGCGCGCGGACAATGCGGCCAGTCCCTGGCTCACCCATCGTGCAGCCCGAGGCTGCACACCCGGCCGTAGCTCATGACGAAGGTCGGTCCGCCGCAGGTGGGGCAGCGCTCCTCCGGAGGCACCTCGCGCGGCTGGGGCGGCGGCTCGGCCACGCCCTGGAGGCGGGCGAGGTCGCGCAGGTAGTCCGCGCGGACCTGCCGGTGACGTTGCAGATCCAGTGACGGCTTCGTGGGTCGGCGGGGTCGCATCGGCCCTCCTCCGGCAGGAGAAGGGGTGCCACCAGGCCTACCGCCGCTTTCGCTCCCGAGCGGCAAGGGCCTCCTCCAGCAAGCGGACCGCAACCTCGTCAGGCCCGAGACGCTCGCTAGCCGCCAGGGCACGAACCGCATCCGCATGCTTGGACAGGCAGTCGAACACGCTGAAGCCGAGGAGCATCGCCTTGACGCGCGCGCTGTTGATGGAGCGAAGTCGCTCTGCCTCCTTCATCGCCTTGGCGCGTTCGTTGAGGGAGGCGGGGGCGCGCATGCTGAACTGGTCGTCGAACTTCTCTTCCTCGGGCTCGAACAGCATCGGCACCTCCGTGCGCAGCACATTTGTATCCCAATGTGAGTCCCACCTGCAACCCAGCCCTCTTGACTTGAATCCCACTTGGGATACATTTCGATGCGCGCATGCTCCCTTGGGAAGGTGGCGGGCGCCACGGCGCTAGGCGACCGAGCGAGGGCGTATGCGACAGGCAGAGAATATCTGGCGGGGTCCGGAGTCGGTGTCCCTGCGCAGCGGAGGCAGCAGCACGAAGGCCCCGCGCGTGGGGAGCCGTGAGCGTCCGCTCGACATCATCATCCGCCGCTATCGGCGTATCCTGTTGGGCCGCCTGTACCAGGTGCGCGACGCCAGGACGGGCGCGCCGTCGCTCGACCTTCATGCCACGGGACGTCACCCGGACTTCCACCCGGACGTGGATGTGGACCTGGTCGTCTCCGCGCGAGCAGCGACAGAGGATGCGCCCTCGCGAGTCCGTGTCCGGCTGGCCAACGTGTCGGAGGCTGCATCCGACGCGGACGCGGCGCGCGTTGCGGAGGGTGCCTTGAGCCTCGCCAAGGCGATGGTGCAATCCACCTGCACGCGCAGCGAACTGGCCGCCACAATGGCGCACCTGCGCGCACCAGCTCGGCCCCGCGGACCTATCCTGCGCTCGCGCAGGTACTGGAGGCGCGCGCGTAGGGCACTTGCGAGGACCTGGGGAGGCGCGCTGACAAGCGGCTACGTCTCCATTGTGCTCGCAGGGGCGGCAATCTTGGGTTCCATCATGATGCCCCACCGCGCGCCGGAGATGTCTCCCGATGGCGGCGGCAACCAGCCAGCGGGCGGCCTCGTCTTCCTGGCATCCACGTCCGACGCTCCCGAGATGTCGCTGGAGGTCCCCAAGCGGCCCTTCAAAGGGCAGAAGACAAAGGACTGCGACACCGACGCGAGCGAGCAGTTCATCAACGGCGGCTGCTGGGTGGAAACCTCGAAGAAGGCTCCGTGCGGAGACAAGCAGTACGAGTACCGGGGGAAGTGCTACCGCCCCATTGGCCAGGAGTAAGTGCCGCGCGCGTTGCGCTGCCTACTTGCGCAACGCTCTGACTGGTGTTACCCCTAGTTCAGGTTTTAGTCGTTCCAACGATTCGCTGAAGCAGTGAGATCAGCGGCGAGTCGTCTCCCAAATCGAGCTTTGGCTAGCGCCCCGTTCCGGGTGCGAGGGCCGCCAGAAAAGGCCGGTGCACCCGAGTGATGTCGGGACACCCGCCCCACGGCGCTCCGTCGGCGTTACTGATCTCCGCCGACGGAGTGCCACTTTGTTTCTGGGTGGGGTTCGCATGGGTCACGCAGGGCACGACGGCCATCCCAACGACAGCTCCAACGGTTCGGCACCTGCACCGTCTCGTGCGCTGGACCCCTGTCTCGCCGCGAGACGAACCGACATCAGCGCTCCTCTTCACGCCGCTGGCACGGCGCGTGCTCAACGCGCGCGCGACCGGAGGCGGGCATGTGCCCGCAAACGGCTGCGGACGAGGCTTCGACCCTTGGGGTCGTTGCCCACCTTCTTGACCTATCATCTTGTTCAGTGTCGTCCGAGCGGGGGAGTCGATGAATAGCGCAGTCAGCAACGGAGCATTGGAGGACGCCTGGGACGTGCGCCGCGCCGCGCAGTTTCTCGGCGTGTCGGAGAAGACGCTGTATCGCTGGGCTGCGGCGGGCACGCTGCCCAGCTTCAAGCTGGGGGGACTCCTGCGCTTCAGCCCGTCGGCGCTCATGGACTGGCGTGAGAAGCAGAGCCGCGGCGGGGAGCACTAGGCCATGGCGTACGTATTTCAGAGGAGGAAGAGCTGGTACGGCGGCTGGGTGGACGAGAGGGGCCGCCCCTTCAAGCAGCGACTCCCCGCAGCGACGAAGACCGAGGCCAAGAGGCTCGCGGATGCAGCCGAGCAGAAGGCCTGGCGCATCCGCAACGGGCTCGAGGAGGCCCCCAAGCCCGACCTCACGGTGTCCGAGGGGATCGCGCTGCGTCTGGAGACGCTGCCCCAGGAGTACAAGACGAAGAAGCGGCAGCGGGAGCTCCTGGCCCACGTCGAGAAGGCGCTGGGGACGAGGCTCCTCAAGGATGTCCTGCCCCTTGATGTGCTCAAGCTGCTTGCAGCCCTCTCGCATCTCTCGCCTCAGTCGCGAGAGCATGTGCGGATGGCCGGCCAGGGCCTGTACACGTTCCTGACTGAGACGGCGAAGTCCTTCACTGGCGACAACCCATTCAAGGAGGCCGGGCAAGTCGATGTCCCCGAGCGCGAACCTGGATTCTTCGACCCCGACCAGTTCACCCGCCTCATTGAGGTGATGAAGCCGCACCTCGCGGCCGCGGCGTTGTTCAGCACGCTCACCGGTACGCGCAAGGCTGAAGTCCGGAAAGCACTCAAGGACGACACGCACATCGCTGAGCGCTATGTCCTCATTCGAGGCCCGAAGAACAACAAGGACCGGCGAGTTCCCATCCCGGAGGTTCTTGTCTCTCTGCTGGAGCAACAGCTCAAGACGCCTGGGAAGTACCTCTTCTGCCGACAGAACGGAGCGCAGTACACCAACAACTGGCGTGCCCACGACGTCATTGCGCGGGCATGCGTTCGGGCTGGTCTCATTCAGGGCACGCAGCCGTACTGCTTCCGTACGGCATGCGGATGGAAGGGGGACATGGTGTCCATGCGGGCAGTCCTCGCATGCCCACGCTGCGGACGGTCCGCGCGCTGGAAGGAGGTCCCAATCTCACTGCGGTTCAAGGAGCTGCGGTCCACCTACGCGACCCTCGGCTACGCCACGACGGGTGACATCCACTTCGTTCAGAAGGTGCTCGGCCACAGCGACCCGAAGCTGACGCAAGCGCGGTACGCGCGCGCCCTGCCCGAGCACCTTCGCCGGGGCGCGAACGCGGTGGGCGCCATCCTGATGCCGACGGCAAAGCCTGGGAGTCCTGTGGGAGAAAATCCTGGGGCTGGGCGGGGTTCAGTGGGGAGTGGCGAGAATCCACCCGACGGTAACAACCCGAATGAAAGCAAAGGGATAGCGATGCCGGGCATGGTTGAGGAATTGCGAGAAAGCGCGAGACAGCGGGCCCAGCGGTTTCCTAAACCGCAGGCCACAGGTTCGATTCCTGTCGGGGTCACAGCTCAAGTCCCCGGCCCGACTCAGGAAATTGTCGGGCCGGGGGCAACGGGCCCCACGAGGCAGCAAGTGCGCGCTGGCGCGACGTGGACAGGCCTATCCCACCTCCGCGTACTGCCGAGAGCGAGGCGGCGGCGCTGGTCGTCGTGGCTCACTGGCTGCAGCTGCATTCTCCGTAGACGCACTTGTCGCGGCTCAGCGCCCCCTTCGTGA